CCACCATGCATAGGAGCCTTCTGACCGCCATTGCGAACGACCTGCCAAGCATTTACTGAGTTCCACCATTTTCCGTTGTACTCACGGGCATTGATATCAAATGATACTGTCACTTCCTCGCCAACCTTCAAGTTGAACTCTGTTATCTTGTCACCAAGTACATCAAAAGCAACCCTCTTAGGATACTGCTCGTGTGTTTCGATGACCGAAGTTTGGGAACTCCATTGTGTTCCCCTAGCAGATGTTCCGCTTCTTGTCGGCAACACTGCGATAATTTTTCCTGTTATTTCTGCCATTTAATTATTTATGATTTCGTTAATAAAATCGTTTGCGAGTATTACTCTGTCTTCCATCAGCTTGATATCATCCTCTACTCTGTCTATCTCAGCCCAGTGAATAGGCTTTGACAGCCAAGGACAATATACGATGAATATTCCACCTTTGGCGCCGGTACAGCTCATCTCAGCCATCATCTGCCAGTAGTACTTAGGCTCAACTTCTTTGAGCGATGCGGCATCGTGGATGAGAGTTCGGTACTTCATATACGTATTGATGTTTGGGCATTTGACCTCGATGATTTTGAGGTCTTCGCCATCACGGCCATAGATTGCGCCGTCAGGAGAAGCCGCGAAGTAAGGAATTGTGTCGTGCTTGCAAGAAGAAAGCTCAGTAATCTCACCTTCAGGGAAGTTCATCTGCATGAATAAAGATTTTGCAGCGTCCTCCTGATCAGATCCAAACTGCATTGCTTTTGTTGATACAGATGTCAATTCTAGATAGTCTTGAAAAATTCCATCATCATTCAAGAACGATGGATTAAATAAGCGTTCGCCGGCAACCTGAAACAGATACGCTTTAGCTGTCTCGGAGAAAATCTCATCTTTCTTGCGACCCGACTTCATGATGTCTGCGATTTTAGAACCTGTCAAAAAACCGACGCGGCTACGGAACCACGAAATTTCCCTTTGGTTGTTACCTTCGTTTATCATATTAATTTCCCATATTTTTTTACAAAGTTAATATCAACTAAAACAGATTCTTTCAAACCAACAACCTGACACTGTACGAGGTTCGTCTTATTGTACTCTGCACCAAAGAACCCGAACACAACGAATTCACATATCTCAGAACTGCATAGTACGTATCGACCGAAGCCATCATCATCAAGCATACATCTGTATAGCTTTCGGTATTCAGGATTTTTCCAAAAAGTCCATAAATAGTCATCCTTTTCGATGAGCGTTGTCGGAAGAGTAAACCTTACCCCTTGTTTCAAAAACCGCTTTAAAATCATTTCTTATCCTCCTTCTTGGCAGCATCAGCCTTTGCAGCATCAGCGGCCATAGCGGTGATACTCTTCTTGTTCTCTTCCTTACGGTATGGCTTCATCAGTTCATCAACTGTTGTATCTCCATCTTTTAACGACTGAGTGATACCAAGAAGGAGTGCAATTTGCTCTGCCTTAATTTGGTTGATAGTCTGCTTTCCACATAACATCACAACCTCCTGTTCGGTGATACCATACTCATCCTTAAAGAAGTCGATACAATTCTTGCGTCTTGCAACAAGTTTCTCTTCATCAGACAAATCACCCGTAACGAAGTGTTGAGCTGCTTGGTATACCTTATCTGTAATTGCCTTTGGAATAACAGAGAATACAGCATTACGATAAGCGATTGAATTTGCGGCATTACCTGTAACAGTAATCATATCGTCAGAGAAACGTTTACCGTTCTTACCTACAATAGAACGTCTTACCTCAAATGCGGTAGCAACGTTGTTTTCCAAATCCCAACAAGTGCCACGACTGATAACTTGCTTATCGGTAATCTGAACGACCTTTGCCTCTGCTCTAATGTTGCCCCAATTTGAAACAATAAGTTTGGCAAGATGAACACTCGGACCAGTAATAGGCTTTCCTCCACGTGGAAGCGCATATCCACAGCTCTGAGCGGTAGCATAGTCCATTGTAGCCATAGCGATTGAGTTGTTTACACTTCTTGAAATGTCTCTTGGATACTGCTTTGCTGTAGCAACCTGTGAATCTACGTTGGCTCGTTCTACAGCATCCATCTGAATGACACCCTGGTCATGTCGAACCTGCATGACATCGTATCCTGGATTTTCATTTTCCATTTTATTTAAATTTTAAAAATTAATCACTCGTACCTCCATTCCCATTCGGCGCAAACATAGTTACCCGAATAATCTGCATTAGGATTGCCGCACATGCCATATTTCAGGCAGTCGTGGCAGCTTCTCTTTACTGCGCCAATTTTTGTATTAAGGTACTTAAACTGTCTCTGCATATCTAAATCGTGTATAAACGATCTGCTTCTCGCCGGAAGGAGAATTTCTGATATCCTCGTGAATATCATTGAAAAGCTTCCTTCCAGAGCCATCAATATAGTTCAGCAGGATAGCTTTTCTTGCGACCTCTCGTGAGGTGTTCGCATCGAGTTTCATTAGGATATTATGCTTATCTCTAAGTAATATGACTTTCTCTCTCGTTTCTGGCGGAAGTTTTAGAATAATGTTATTGATTCTGCTCATCATTCTTATTCTCTCTTTCTTCGCCGGACTCAGGCTTAGACTCGAACACGTCGTAAATCTTAGTCTCGTTGATTCCAACGATATCATAATCTAACATTGATTTTCCCATAACCTCGTCAATGTACCTAAGAGCCCTGGCAAGCGACTTAGCCTGTACAAGGTAGTTCACGTTGCTGCGTTTCTCCTTATCACTCTTATCATCAATGGTGATAAACTGGAGTTTTGCAGTATACCACTTTTCATCATCGGAAAGGTCACTAAATAAAATCTCATTGAAGTTAGCTTCTTTTGTACTCGGAACGCTCATGTCGCCAGAACAACAGACCGTGATCTCTTTGATGACTGAAGCCTCTGCTTCTGTACAAGACAGAGCCTCCACGATGTAGTACTCGGTGACAACTTTTTCAGTGCCATCTTCCTGCATTTTCTGATACTTAATCTTGGTTTCGAACCAAGATGCTGTTCTCATTCTCATATCGTATAAATTTTAATTAAAACAATCGTCTTTATCGTCAGAGACCTTAACGAGGCTCCCTAACCAACCTCCAACGGCAAACGAAATAGCAGTAAGGAGAAAACTAATCAATAGTATCATCATAATCGAACAATTTTATTAACCGTCTGCCACAAAATACTCGGCAGCAGAGATTTATAGCCTCCACTGCCGACACAACAAACAATAAAATAAACAAATAAATTATGGTAGTAAAAGCTTTCATTCAATTATGGGCTTATAAATAAACTTAAACTCAAAACCACCACCCTGCTTCTTTGATAATGCTCTTGTTACCGCTTCAAGGAATACAACCTTAGGTTCTCCACCATGCCTGCGCTTGTTATGCTCAATGATTTTGCGAACCATGAGCTTCCTTACGATGACAAATTCTCTGAAAGAGTGAGTATATTTACTCTTGACATCGCAGACGATGATCGTATCACCTTTGCGATAAACGAAATCAGCATGATATATAACAGGAAATTCGAGTAGCTTTTTTACAAGCTTATCCTTTGTTTTCAGGTGCTTTACAACGTATTGTTCCTGCTTCTCTACAAGGACGAAACCAGTCTGCCTGTGTATGCAGCTAACATCGTTCTGTTCTTTCAGATAAAGATAGAATCCGAGTTCTTCTTTCGAGTCGAATGTCATTCCTTCGTGTTCGACTTTCGTCTGCGTTACTCTTACCCCCATTGATTACCAGCCTCCTTTCCTGGGTTTTTATATAATTTGTTAATAGCTTCGGCTCCGTAAACTTGCCACATCCCATTCTGGAATTGGACGAGAAACTGATTCATATTAGCTTCAAGTCTCCCGTTTGTCATATCTTTCTTGAGATAGACCTTGACCTTTCCGTCAACCGTTTTAATATTCTCTACACACTCAAGCTTTTTGATGTTTCCGAGCGTGAATTTTGTGATTTTTATCTGTTTTATCGCTTTCATACAATACAAATCCTCTCCGATTACCTAC